ATAACATCTCAGCGCTCGGGCATGATGGTTTAGCCATGCAATATGGCTACATCATGCACGAATCGAAGTCCACTACTGTCGTTACTAATCACGCCCTCGGTTGCTCTAAAGTAACCGAGGACAAGTATTGTCAACGACAGAATGCCACACCTTATGGATTTGGCCTTAATCTGAGTACTGATCTTTCTGGTACCCAGAAGGCCATCATCGCCGCTCTTGGCCTATCTAGGGGCGGTTCACCCTGGTTAAGGTGAAATACACCTAGCCAACTCTATCGTCGTGAGACGACAGTGAAGGAGTAATGCCAATGTTTAGCGATCCCCTTTCGTTCGTAACCACTGGAGTTGTCACCGGTTCCTCGCTTGCGAGGACCGGTTCCAGTGATTCGTCGGGCGCTTTTGCAAACGCCACCGACGGTCTCACTCTCCGAGTGAGCCACCGGTATACGAAGGGCCGCGCTCAGCGGCTCTTCCGTATCGACAAGCAGGTTCTGGAGGCCAATCCGTTGGTCTCGGCACAGAACCAGGCCCAAACCGCTTCGGTCTGGGTTGCTTGCGATGTTCCGCTCATTGGTACTACGTCAACGCTTACGCCGACGTATACCAAGGACCTGGCCGTCGTAACGTTCGGCTTGCTGACTGCAAGCACGAACGCCAATCTGGTCAAGTTCATGAACGGTGAGAGCTGAGCTCTCAAGGGGAGAGTTGACATATGGCTAATGGATCCACATTACCCCATTAGGAGGAATTGGTGAAAAGCCTTATGTTACTCTGGAAGGAGGTAGCAGATCAATATGCTACCTGGTGCTGCACAAGTGCCTCTCGTGATTATGAAGAAGTCACGAGACGGGTTGAGAACGAGGGGTTATCGTTTCTCACGATAACCCTGCCTAATCTCTGTAAGGACTTTGAAAAGGCCCTTGCAGATGAGCAGGTCACTCCATCTCTCTTCGTTGGTTTCAAGAAGAGAGGAAGTCTCCCCTTATTTCTAGGAGGTTTCTTCGAGCTCGTTTTCGATCCGGAAACTGCTGTACTTCGGCAAGATTGTAGCATTGAGGCTATCCGCGCCATTCGTCAGCTTACGCTGATGTATGGTAAGATCCTCCTTCCTACCTCGGAAGAAAGGAACCAGGATGCCCTCAAAGCATACGTTCGAACCGAAGCAGATGTCAAGCATTTTGACAACATTGGTAAAAGTCTTTCTGACTTCCGCCGTGTTGCTAGGATGCTTTTTGGTCCTTTGCTTTGTGAATTGGATATACTTATCCGTGATCACAAGCTCGTTCCAAAACATGGACCAGGCAAAACCGCAGACAGGCTCAGCGGAAACGCTAAGTTTGTCCAGCGTGCCTGGCCCGCCCGTCTAGAGAAGCAGCTCCCTTATGGGGAGTACTGCATCCCGAATTGGAGGTTTAATTACCTCCTTGACGGCGTGACATCTATCGAGCCCGGTAAAGAGCTACCTGTAAAGGTAGTCCTTGTACCTAAAACGCTCAAAACACCACGGATTATTGCTAT